CTAGTGCCCTGTCGATCCAAATCCACCAGTTCGAACGCCATCAGCTGCATCTCCATCTGCAATTAAGAAAGTAGCAAAAACAGCCTGGACAATACGCTCCCCAACTTCAAGAACAACCTCTTGGTCTGTGATATTCTTCATCTGCGCAAAAATATGCCCTTCATTTCCAGGATTTCCATAATAATCCCCATCAATGACCCCAACTGAGTTAATTAAAACCAAGCCCTTCTTACGAGGATTTGAAGAACGATCATAGAGGTAGAGAACCTCAGTCGGCTGCATATAAGCCTTAACCCCTGTCGGAACCAAGACAATCTCTCCTGGCGCAACAACTGTACGCACAGCAACCTTTAAGTCGTAACCAGCCGCATGCGCTGTCTCACGCTTGGGCAATAAATTTTCATCTGTAAAACTCGAAACCAATTCAAAACCACGAATTTTCATAATTTTCTCTTTTCTATTATCATTTATTCTAGATTATTCTATCTTATTTATTCGGAAAAAGCACGAAAAAAGAGCACACAACAATTATAGGCGATACGATAATTTACACTGTTTCACAATACGTTGAAATTTAGAGCTTTAAAGCGAGGGCAAAGTTGATTTTTTACATCGTTTTACAGAGGTTTACGACACTTTTGCCCCTTTTGAGCAAACAAAAAAAACGCAAGCCTGAGCCTGCGGTGAAAGAACAATTTAGAAAGTTTCCTTTCTATTTATTTAACTGTAATCAAGCCATCTGGCTCTACTGTGAACTCTGGCTTGTCTGCCAGTGTTCCGTCTGGTTTGAGGTAGTACCAGCCTGTTCCGTCCGCTGACTGGATAAAGGCATTTGATACCATGGCGCCTTCTTTAGCGTCTAAGTAGTACCAAGTGTCCTTGTACTTGACCCAGCCTGTCTTCATGGCACCTTCTACATCAAAATAGTACCACTTTTCAGCGATTTTCTTCCAGCCTGTGGCCATTTCGCCTGAGTTGTCGAACCAGTACCAGTTGCCGTCTGTGTGCTTCTTCCAGCGGTCTGCAAGCATATAGCCTGAGCCATCGAAATAATACCAGGTACCGTTGATTTTCTCAAACTTATCTTTTGGATAAGAGCCGTCTGAGTGTACGTACCAGTAGCCAGTGCCATTTTTCTGCCAGCCTGTTGCAGCGCTCAAGCCGTTTTCGATGTCTTGCTTAAACTGTTCACGGCTAATGCCCCATTTTGTCAAGTAAGGGTATGGATCCACATGGTCTGAGTGGTTGTTTGGTTGGTTATTGGTACAATGCGTCTTGATACCTGCCAAGTCGTCTGTATCAAGAGTCTTCGGCAAGTCTGCTTCGTCCGCTAGATTGCGTAGCAATTCGATATAAAGGCGGTAGTCCATCATGAACTCTTCTATAGTTGAATAGCTTTCAATCAGTTCAACCGCTGCGTAACTCTCAGTATTCCAACCGCCCCCAACATCCCAACTTCCGTTGTTCACAGGACCTACTTGCATGACACGGCCGTTTCCGACAACATGTGAAAAGAACCCTAGTTCAGGGTCCTTTCTATAGTGATAATCCGCTTCATTCTGTACGGTTGAGTTGCGGTTACCTGTTGAGTGAGCATGTACTTGTCGATAAGGCTGCACCCCAACCTGTGGCAAGCCTGTACGTAGTCTGTTTCTATCGATATCCATTCCCTATCCTATCGTCCTTTCCATGCGTCATTCATCTGCTTCACTGCTGACTCTACGAAGGTGTCTAAGTCTTTGTCAGTCATGCTAATATTGTATTTTGTAAGCTCAGCACGGACTTTAGCGCGAGCCTGTGCCAGTTTTTCATCTCCCTTGTAGCCAGTTTCAGCAGCTACCTGCTCCACGGCATGAACTGCATTTTTGGCCAAGATTTCAACGATTTTGATGGTCTTTTCTCCACCTTTTTGAACCAGGTAGTCCTTGACTGCCCTAACTACCACCCCTGCTAAAATGACTAGGATGCTGATTGCTCCATTAGTAATGATTTCAGTAATTTGTTGCATTTGTTATTCTCCTTTTTTCGTATCATCATCTTTTTCAAGTAATCGCTGAAATACTTTTACAATCGGCTGAAAAAGAGTAACATTTCCTTTTAATTTGCGGTAATTTTCAATGAGAGATTGAAAAGTAAATGCGATGTACCCGAGATAGATTGAGTACAAGAATGCAAAACCTGTCTTTTCAGGCAACAAAACGGACGCCGGAATGAGGATCATCAGTAAGAGAACCCCTGAAATCTTACGAAATAGCCCGTTAATGCCGATTTTGCTCTTGTACTCGATGTCAGGATTGATAATCGCCGCAATCGTCCCTGTCACAAAATCAATGATTTCCATTGAGACAATCAGTGCTAGAGCGTACAAGACCAAACCATCTTCAGTCTGTACGACACTTCTTAGAAAATTGAAAAATTCAATTTGCATACAACCTCCTTTATCTACACTTCTTTCAGATTAAATTTCAAGCCACGGAATTTACTAGCAATTCCAGAACGATTCTTGGCTGTAATTCGATAAAATCCGACATCGAGCACAGTACCGTCTGATAATGACTGCCCATTTGACGTCACAATCACGTTGTCTCCAAAAAAGCGGATAATTGACAGACGTTCAATATAAACCGAAACCTCAAACATTTTCTTTGTTTGAGCGGAATTTAGTTGACATTCTAAATCGAAACCGTCAGTTCTTTCAATAAATTTGACTTCATCCTGATCATCTGTTAAGTAATCCGAATAGTTCAAATCTGACACAACTTTGTTGTTTTGATATCCAACTTTCCTAGATTCTGAAATCACTGCTGTCTGATGTATCAATTGACTAGCTAAGAATTCCGCCCCTTTTTGATGTCCAAGATCTCCAAAATGACACATGTCAGGAATTAATTCCTTAATCTTATATTCTGAATTATTCAAAATATTTCGTGTACCTTCGTTATAATCAATAAATGGTATTCCTAATTCTGCCGCTAAATCTTTTTTTACATTATCAGCTATAGCATTAATTTTTGAACCAAAACGTTTATGATTCTCAAATTCCGCTTGAGTACTCATGAAAACAGGTTTTATTCCTTTTAAAATTAAGCTGTTCGCAATCTCGATATGATCTTCTTTAAAACTTTTCAACGTATTTTCGTTATAAACCATGTCGTTTATGCCCATAGCAATGAAAACACAATCAATCTTTTCAGATATTGGTGACAGAACAGCATCCAAATTTTGGCGTAGCCAATTAATTGTTTTTCCAGAGAATCCTCGATTGTAGAATTTATGGTTGAATGAATAACCCTTTTGACTATTTATAATATTATTTAAAATCTCAGTATAACTCTTAGGTTTGTCGGACAGCCTTTCAAGAACATTTCCTGAGTATCCAGTTGTTCTGAATCCATCAGTTGTACTATCACCTAAAGTTACAATAATCGTTCTTTTAGTTTGAAGATCAATTTTGATCTGTTCCAAACTGATTGTTTTTTTAGACGAAATCGGCTTATTTGTGTTGACAAAGTTTCTTTCGTGAGAAATATGTCGGATTTCATTGAAATATATTTCTGCAACTTTAATTAACGTTGCTGTCTTTGGAACTTCGGTTTTTTGATATTGAGAATATAAGTACATTGTTGTAAGTTGAAATGTCTTGCTATCTCTATCAAAAAGTAGCAATCGACCAAAAGGAGAGTCAAACGTGAGTTCAAACTCATCAATACCATTGATAAAGTATCCGTCAAAAGAGATAATAAAGTCATTACCTTCTCTTTGACCTCTTATCGTTCTTGATTTTGGATCAAATATAATCTTACCTTGAATTAACGTGCCCCAGTTAGCATCTATATAGTCACTTCTCTCACCTATCTTTAGTCCAATAGTCTTGACGAAAGGAGAAGATTGTGGATGCAGAAGCACCCCGTTGTACAAAATGGCAAGAATGGTTTCTCTATTACCAATATTGCTAATATTTCGCTGCAATCTCGCTATCTTTAATGTAATGATGTTCTGACATCATTTTTCTTAGCTGAGTTTCTTTCTTGGCTTTGGTATAAGGGTCATCATAGTATTTTTCTCTTGCCTCATTACGTTTCAGGAAGGGGTGCTTATCGATATAATCTTTTAAAGCAGCTTTCTGAGTACCTATCTTGCTCTTGTACTTGTTTATCAGATCATCGTCGCCCAATTTCTCAGCGACGTGAAGCTTTTCCTTGTTAGCTCTGATAGACCGTTCTAGAGCCCTCTGCTTAGCTTCTGCGTTGGCATTTTCTTCTGCTTGCTCTGGTGTAACCTCTGTCACGTCCTCGCCCAAATCAGGCTTGTAATTGGCTCCAGGAATGAACGGTATCAGCATGTGACCGCAGTTAATACCAAGACACCCTTCAGGCCGACCGTAACCATAATCTGACAAAGCTAAAATCTTCTCGCCATGTTCGACCCTAGCCCAGCCAGTCGTTACTATCTCATGCTGCAAAGGGGCGCACGACTTGCGAGCTGACGCCTTTTTTGAAAAATAAAAGGTATCAATGCCCAGCTCTTCAGCCGGTCTCGTTCGCATTTCTCGATAGGTTGTCGTCTTGATAACTGTCCGAGCATAATTGTCAATTTTCCAGTTACGCCCAGCGCTGTCCTTGAAACCTTGGAACCCTTTCTCTTGCCACTTCATGACCGTGTCAGAGATAGCCTTATCAGCCGTTGACAAGCCTGTGACTACTCTAGCGACAGATTGCTCCACAATACCTTGATAGGCACCGATAACAGCTTTTGGTAAAGTTGTATTGATGAGATTGTGGAGGTCGCCGATAGCTTGATTAGCATAATCAGCAAGAATTTCTTGAATGTAGTTGCTATTTCCTGCGGATCCATGGCCTAAATCTTCTAAAAGCTGTTGCTTCGTGTCCGTGTAGAGCTTCAGACCTTCATTCTCAACAATGTGGCGCAGTTGCTCTTCAGCAACTCCAGAATACTTAGAGATTAGCTTTAGATTTTCCTCATTCAGCATGTGCATCTGTTGCATCTTCTCGAGTTGCCAGATGTACGGTTGTTTCTCAAGATAGACCGTGCCACGTTCTGTCACACGTTCGACCACGTTGTCAAACAAGTCCAAGGCTAACTGATGATAGATGTCTGCGACATTGCTCGCTTGAAGCAGCAGTTGCTCGTCATTGAACTGAATTGGTGGTCTCTTCTTTTTTACCATGGATAGCCTCTTATGTTCGCTGACTGTTAGCCGTGTCCATTGTTTCCTGATTGATTGCCTGAATCATTTTCTTGGCGTCAAGCTCTGACATGTTGAAAGCTTTCTGGATAGCGTGAGCCTTGCTGACAATGCCACTGGCCAAAGCCTTGGTCCAATAATCAAGCTCGTTGTTCTTGTCTGTGAATACTCCGTCATCGAGATTGATTGCAATCTTCTCCATTTGAGGAATCGGGCCGTTGTATAGACCGTAAAGGCTGCCGAGCTCACAAATTGAGATAATCAACTCTTTCAAAGACTGCTCAACCAAGCTTACAATGCTGTTTCTCATTTGATAGGTATCCGAGTTTTCAGAAACGACCTCTGTCGCAGTCTTCAAGCTCTGCCCGTCAAATGTAAACATTCCAGCTGATACACCTAGGAGCATTTCAAAAAGCGCTAGGCCTTCGTTAATGGTCTTGATGTAATCATCTGCCCTGATTGCCGTTGTCAGGTCTGTGATACTTCCTCCGTCCATGTCGTTAGTAGATAAGCGTAAGTAGACATTTTGCTCAGTATCAAAGCGCTTGACAAGCTGGACGTCTCCGTCTTGATTAACTATTCTGGTTTCTGTCAGATTTTCAGGAACAGCCACTCTGCGTTGGCCCATCTTGACTTCCCACTTGAATTCGTCGTAAGTCGTGTTGATGAAATCAATCGTACTCTTGGCGTTATCGAAGATAGACAATACGAGAGGTGAATTGATGTCCTTGTTGTTCATCCCTGGAGGTTTCAAGTAAGAAAAAAGCGGTCTTGTTAGACCGTCAAGTTCGACTTGCTCTTCTAGATCCTCATAGATTTTGGCTAAAGGCACACGACCACCGACTTGCTCGGAACTTTCAGACCTGTATAACTCGTTTGAAATGATGTACTTTCCATCCTTGCCCCACTCGTGAAACTCAATCAAAGTGTAGTAGATGTTCTTCTGGCCTGCTGATTTAATCGTCTTAGTCACGATAGCAGCGCTTGAAATATCTTGCGTGTTAGACTGTAGTGGTAGAAAGACTGGTGCTTGAATGAATGACACTCTCACTCGTCCATTATCCACATAAGGCCTCATGGCAAGACCTCCAAGGACCAAACAGCTCTCAAGATAGCGCTCAAAGTTCTTGTTAAAGCGGTCATTCTTCAAGGTTTCTTGAATGAATGTGTTTGCTTCTTTATCGTCCAATTTAATCGAAGCTTGTTCATTGAATACCAGGCTTGCAATCTTCTTAGCAGCGGTTCGAGCGATTGGCAAATGAGTTGCTTCTCTTTGCTTCTTGACGCCGTCTGTATTTATATAAGTGATTTTGTCAGCGTTGCTCTGATAGTATCTTAGGTTCTCGTTGATTCGACGATACTCTGCGCTTGTTACTGCGATTTTAGGATGGTCTGCGATTTCTTGATTCGCTTCTTGAAGTTTTTCCTGTGTTTCAATTAGTGATTGATTGAGGTCTAAAGCGACCTCTTTCCAGTCGAGATTAGTTTCTTTGACATCTTCCGAAAAATAGTTTTTGATTCTTGATAGTAGGTTCATCCTGCTGACCTCATTTTCTTGCTTGTTTCCATTTCTTTTTTCCAAGCTTTAGTTCCACGATATTGCAAGTATTCATAGAAACCTTTAATCGTTACAAGTTGTCCACTATCCAAAAGATGTTTTTGCTGACTAGGGAGTTTTTGCATTTCTCTTCTTCGCTCTCCTGCTTGTCGTTTTGAACATCCAAAGATACGTTTTAACTCTTCATCATTAGCAGAGACTTTTTCAATGATCACATCTTTAATTCTTACAATTTCAACTACTTCCATTTTTGCTCCTTTCGTGTTATAATTTCCTTGATAATTTTGTCATGCGCCTGATTTCCGTCAGGTGCTTTTTTGCTATCTCCTTTTCTGCTATAATGAAACCAGAAAGGAGGTAATATTATGACTGAAATTCACGCATGTCTTTGCGGAAATTGGGTGAACCTATCAGCCGACGACGATTGTGTAATGGGACCAAATATGGCTAGTCCTTACATTTGGTGGGAAGAAAATGCAGAACTCTACTCACCAATTTCTAAACCTGAAGCAAACTCGATGTACCATCAGGATTATATCTACATTCACTATCGTGGCGCTGACTATCGTATCCATCCAATGTTCATTCAAATCGTTTCTAGATAACTTTTTCTAGTCTGCTAGAAATGATTTCTAAATCTACGTCGTCCAGTTTCAACTGGTCGGCTTTTTGATTTAAACGAGCTTCGATAGCTTGGTTAATTTCAAACCATTCTATTTTTGTAAATCGGCTCCTGAATTTTAGAAATTCCTTTACTGCTTCTTTCATACTGTCCTACTTTCCATCGCCCTGAGTTCTATCTCATGGCTGACTTGTTTCAATAGCTTCTCACACGCTATTTTAGCTTCTCTGTACGTTGTAGATTCGCTGATGAAGTAATCAGCAAGTTCGATAATTTTATCTTCCATTCAACCTCCTATATCAGCCTCAAGACTGATGTAATATCCTCCTAAATTGCTATAATACTCTTGACTAGGACCTCTCACCGTTTTAGTCAAAATTCCAATAGAAAGGAGGAGATAGTATGGCAAATACTCCAATAAAACCTGGAACAGATAATCAGAAACCTGGTCGCTATGTAGAGGTAGGACCTCGTGGCGGAAAAGTTACTAATGGTCATACCGCAACTATCGGAAAAGGTGATCGGCTCCCTCCGACATCTGCTAAAGGCAACGGTTGGAAAAAAGTCTAATCTTCGTTTGCGTACAATCGTTCAATGGTTGTACGCTTTTTCCATACACAAAAGCACATTCCCAAAAAATCAATTTGAATCCATGCTTCGGCGTAATCTTTCCCATTGCTGGCATAGTGAGTTATATAATGGTGAATCATTTTATTCCTTCCTCCTATTGAGTTACTTGAGAAGTATCATGAATGGCTTCATAGCTAAGACGCTTAAATTCTTCTGAGTCTATCTGAAAATTGATAGGCTTTTTTTGTAAACACTCAAGAAAACTAGTGTTTCTTAAAAGTTTTTCAACTAACTCAGGGTCTGCCTTTACAAAGGTGGACTCTTTTTGTCCACTATACGGATATCGTTTTGGTCTCATTTTCCTACTCCTCAAATCTTTCCTACTCAATCCCATAATCTTCAATAACCTGAAGAATGAAACTGTTCGCTCGTGGACCTTTAGTCGTTCCACTTAGAATGTTTGTCACTTCCTGTCGTTTAAAGCCGTAAGCAACCGCTAGAGTTGCTTTTTTAATGCCTTTCTCTTTCAAGAAAGCAATAACTCTTTCGCGACCGTTTGCTATATCTGGCATATTTTCTCCTTTCTTTTTCTTTCTTCTTTTTCTGCTATAATATAAGCAGAAAGGAGTTAACCTTATGACTTTTAAAGAATATTTACTCAAAGCAAGCAAACGCGACATCTACGATGATGGTAAAGATTTTGATTTTGAAACCATCTTTGCTAGAGAAATATTACGTTATGCACACGATTCTGAACTGGAAACCAAAACAGGTTTCTTTCGTCATCTTGAAATCATGAATGCTGATTCGTGGTTTGTTGAACTTGCTCGCTCAATTTATCAAGATTTTGAGAAATCAATTTCAGATTCTCACTAATCGAGCGTGACTTTTTTTGATATGGCAATCTCAGAAATTTACCACCAGCGCTGACTACCTTAATGACTTTTTCAAGGTGGTCTTTTTCTTGTTCTAAATTTTTAAGAATACTTACCATCAGCACGTTCCTCCTCTTTACTTATTTGTAAATAAGAAACAACTAAAAATGTAACTATTTTTCTGCATTATACTTGACAACTTACACCAAATCGGCTAAAATTAAAGCATAATAAAAACACCAATAAATCTATAAATACCGTTCGCCAAAACATTTTTATAATTTATTTCTTAGTTGTTTTTTTAGTTGTTTATCACTTACAAAAAACATTTTACACCTTTTGGGATAATTAGTCAACCTTTTTACACCAAATTTGTTAAATTTTTTGTGATGTCTTAGAAAGGTTGATTTAACAATGTTTGAGACATTTGAAAAAATAAAAGAATTGGCAAAAAAGCGTGGAAAAGCTCTTGGACAAGTAGAAGAAGACTTAGGTTATGGTAGAAATACACTCTATAAGATAAAAAATTCTACGCCAAACGCTGAACGTATCGCAGAAATTGCTAATTATTTCAACGTATCCACCGACTACCTGCTCGGACGAACAGATAACCCTGCTATCGCTGGGAGTGATGAGTTTGCCCAAGTAAACGGACAAATCATAGACTTACGCAAAGCAGCAGCCAACACCATGTTATTTGACGGGAAACCACTAAATGAAGATGATATCGACTTCATTACATCCGTCCTATCCGCCCACTTCAAAAGCAAAGGAGAACGCTAATGACTATCACTATCAACTTCACAGAAAAAAATTCCTACATTACGGACTACCTAAACAAACACGGTATCGACACAACGACCATGGATTTTGACGACTTCATGGCACTCATGGAAGATATCGAAGACGCACGAGCAGCCGACCAAGCCTATATGGAGTATTTAGCCGACCCAGCTACTTATACCATGGATGAGGTCTTGGATGAACTAGGACTAACTCGAGAGGATATTGCTTAATGTATCGGCTAGATATTGATAAAAAAGCTCTCAAGCAACTTAAAAAACTAGATACCCCAACCAGAAAACAAATCCTATCCTGGCTTGCTAAAAACATTGAAAACACGACCAATCCACGACAACACGGAAAAGCACTAAAAGCCAACCTTGCAGGTTACTGGCGATACAGAGTAGAGAATTACCGCATCATCTGTGATATCCAAGACGATAAACTAGTCGTCCTAGCCGTGGAAATCGCCCACCGCAGAGATGTCTATAAATAACGAAGGAGAACTATGACACTCGCTAAACTCTGCGAAGAATATCAAGTAGAACTTTGTCTCTTCGACGGTTCAAACTGGCACAATAGCGGTTTCTACAATCCAGACACAAACGTACTCGCTATTGACCACAACTTGACTCCTGAACAACAAATCCAAGTCGCCCTACACGAACTTGGACACAAAGACCACACACGCTCAGAGTACCAGAACGCCCGTCTACGCTGTGAAAACGAAGCTGATAGGAATATGATCCATCATCTCGTAAAAGACGCACTAGAAAACTTAGACGACCCCACAGAGTTTGATTACCTCAAATTCATGTCTTACTACAATCTAAAAACCATGACAAATGAAATCATGGTTAAAGAAGAGTATTTAGCATTAGTAAATTAAAAAAAGGAGTATCAAT